CAGCCGCTCCTGCAGCTCGACTACTGCTTGACCCTTATCACCGCGAGTGAGCATGGACCCCTACTTCACCAGCGCGACGATCTGCTTGATCAGGTCGACCAGCGCCGGCCCGAGCACGAGGCCAAGTTGCGCCCAGTCCTCCGGGTCGACGTGGCGCTCGCCGCGCGTGCAGATGGCCTTGGCCGCCATCCCAAACAGCACGATCTTGTCGAGCGCCTCCTGCTTTCCGTCGCGGTAGACATGGAGCGCCGCCTGGACGTCGCTCTCGGGCTCGTTCACGATGTCGCCGTCGTGCTTCCCGTCGGCGTCGTCCACCGCGTTCTGCACGTCGTCGTCGGTCTTGGCCTCGCCGGGGGCCTTGTACCCCATGCGCTCGTTGACCTCGTCTGCGTTGTTTCCCATGATGTCCTCCTAGACCGCGTCGGGAGCCAGGCTCAGATGCCCCACGCTGCGGTGAGTGACGAGCACGTAAACCCCATACACGAAATCCAAGCCAGCCTCGGTTGACGCCTCGATTCTGATACGCACCCGTCGAGGGTTCGGGGGGGTGTTGTCGAATCCGGTGTTGTACTGGTCAGGGGTCATGATCGCCCACTTGCGGTCGGTCGACGCCTGCGCAGGGACGTGGGTCGTCGACAGTAACTCCTGGAAATCCTCGGCCGTGAAACTGTCCCCGTCGGCTCCCGGAATCAAGACTCCGTACTTCTGCGCAGAGAATCGCATCTTCGCACCGGGTCCAGCGGCGTAGGCCTTCCAGTCGACCATGATGTACGTGACCTTGGCACCCTGCGGAACCTGGACATCGAATGTCAGACTCCCAGACGCCGCCGTGCTGTACCAGGAATCAGGAGCAGTCCCGCTCGACCGAGCCCAGTGCGACCCGGCAAATTCCGTGGGATGGCCAGAGCCCAGCGGAACGCAGATGACGCTGTCGTAATTGGCCGCGAGTTGGTACTCGGTTCCGTATAGGTTTGTGCCGTAGATGTTCGCCCAGCGCGTCCCCGCCGCGCCGAGCGCCTGCGTGTTGTCGGACGACGGCTTGATCACGTACTCGAAGCCGTTGTCGATGGCGTTCTTGAGCCACGCGATCCAGTCGCCCGGAACGCCGATGAGCCAGTTCATGATCCCATGCGTAGGGACCTCGTCGGCGATGTAGCCCGTATCCTTCTCGCCCTCGGAGGGCTCATCGCGTGTGGTGCCCGGGTCGTCGTCAGACCACCGCAGAATGTCGCTCGGGTAGGCCATTGGTCACGTCCTCGCAGATCCGGCGAGCTTCCCCTGATCGAATCCGGGGCCGCTGTCGAATTGGAAAAGTCCCGCAGTCGCGCTCTGCTGCCAACGCAGGCTACCGTACACGCCGCCCGCGCGAGCCCGCCGCAGGAATGAGCGATAGAGCGCCGCCTCGGTGGCGGTTATCGGCTCGGAGAGATGCAGGCTAAAGTACGCTGGCGGTCGCGTCGTCACGGTGATCAGCGCGTCCGGCTCGACGCAGACGAACACCGCGATCAACTCCTCGACCGTCCCAGACGACTTGAGTACGCGAATCTGCGCGCGGAGGGCCAGGCGGTACTCCGCGTCGGTCATCGACCCGCGCGTGAGATTGAGAATCTTGCCGACCACGTCGAGCTGATGGCCGACGGCTTCGGAGAATTGCGGGTCTCCGTCGAGATAGAGGAGGACGATACCCCTCTCGCTCGCAAGCTGCCAAATCGCGTTTTCGATCTCCTGAACCTCCGCGCACACGGCCGCGAGAATGCCCTCGAGGATTGGCTTGTCGCGGTACATCTGCGCGAGACGCTCGTGCGCGTCGTCGGCGTGGGTCAGGATGGGGAAAAGGCCGGGCATTAGGGCGTCCCGCTGCTGCTGTTGATCGTGGTCCGCGCGCTGTCGAAAACGCCGATCTCGTCAATGTCAACCGGAATCGTCGTATCCGTGGTCGGCGGGTTGGTCGTCCCGATCAGGCACTCGACCTCGAGCACGCCCTCGATGCCGAACGCCTCCGTGGCGATGCGGCCCGAAACGATGTTCTTGCCCATGACGAGCGTGTCCCCGTAGGCCAGGACCGCGGCGAGCATCTGCGCGTCGCCGTCGACGGGATAGGTGTTCGCGTCCTTGGTCACGTTCAGGATGATGTACGTATTGATCGGCGTGGCGACGGTGTACTTGATCGTGTGGGTCACGCCCTGCGAATCCGTCACCGTCCCCGAGGTCGTGCCGTCAGTCTCGATGCCCGCCGCGACCGTGGCGAACAGAGAATCTCGGATGTCGGCCGCCGCGCCCCCGTTGACCACCGCGCGCACGCTCTTCGGCGGGAGCCCGTCACCGTCGGCCACCATGCTCGTGTTCTCGAAGACCACGGCGCCGCTGACGGCTGGCGTACTGTCCAGTTCAATCAGCGCCTCGCGGATGGCCTCGAGCGCCGCCGTCGCCGCGGTGTGAAGCTCCTCCTCGCGCCGCAGCCGCAGGTCGGCGTCGGTCTCGACGTCCTCGCCAACGTCCGCGTCGGCCGCATTCGTCACCGCGAGCCAGCCGCTAACCGGGGTCTCTTTGACGGTGATCGTGCCCGTGAGGCCGACCAGCGGGCCAGTGTCTACGGCCTGCGCGGCAACGCTGGCGGTCCCGGCGCAAGAGATGCCGTCCACCGTGGCGGGCGTCGAGTTGAAGGTCGCCTCGGCCAGCGTCTCGAACTTGACGCCCGTCCCCTCGACAGAAACCTGCTTGCCGAGTGCAACCACCGTGGCCGCGTCCCCGCCAAGCGTGAGTGTGACCGTCGAGTGCGTGGCCGGGTCGCGAATCGTGCCCGTCATCGCGCACAGGCTGTCCAGGGCTTGCCCCGTGGATTCGTCCGGGTCGAACGCCGCGTCGAGCGCCTCGCAGGCGTCCCAGAGTTCGGAGAGACGCTCGCCGATGGTTCCGCTCTTCTGGCCCGCCACTGACGCCGGGTCAAACTTCTCGATACCCAGAAGCCGCCAGGCGTCTTGAAGGTCGGAGATGATGGTAAGCAACGGCTTGGAAACGAACCCCGTCGAGGTAAGCCCGTAGGTTGTCATCAGTCACCCAGCATAAAACCGTCGACAACGACCGGAGTCCCGTCGTCGGAGTAGGCGGTGAACGTCGCCGACGCGCGCCGGGTCGCCGCGGTGTAGGTCAAGGCGATGTCCCCGACGGATGCCACGCCAGGGCAGGCCAAGATGGTCTGCCGCAGCAACTCGCGCACGGCCCCGAAATTCGGCCCGCCCGTCGCATCCTTGACGAGTATCTCCTCGAACATTGGGAGGCCATACTCCTCGTCAAGAAACCACTCGCCTTTGTAGAGGCTAAGCGCCTGCGTGATGGCCTGCCGCACGGAGTCGCGCCCGCTCGTGAGGACCAGATCGCCGTTGACGATCATCAGGTCGCCCGTCGTCGGGTCGAGCAGGAAGTCGCGCTGCGGGAGGCTCATGGCTTGGATACCTTCGCGGTCGTGCTGGCCAGCGAGGCAGCCGGGCTAGGCGGCGTCGTGGTCGGCGGCGAGCCGGGAGCACCGTGGACGTGCGTAGCGAGCCACGACACAAGGCCAGTGACAGAGGTTGTCAGGTAGGCGTCCAGGTCCTCGCCGAGCGCCGCCCCCTGGAAGGATCCCCCATCCGTCCCGATCTGTACGCAGCCCGCAGCCACCGCCCCGCCCGGCGACGAGAACGGCCGCACGCCCGGGATGGCCACGGCGTCGTTGAGGCTGTGCTTACGCTCGTCAAGCGGGTCGAGCGGGACCAATCCGCCCACCGACAACCACTTGTCAAGCGACTCGTCAGCGAAGACCAGGAGGACGGGGTCGCCGAGCGCGAGCGGAAACGTGATCGACAGCCCGCCCCCGCTCGGGTAGACCACGGGCACGTTGCAGATGACCGGCTTGTCCTCAAGCCAGACCGTCGCGTCGTCCTCGTCCTCGAAGACGTCTTGAATGAGCGGCTGCGCGTCGATCATCCGCTTGGTCGCGTCCCAGCGGACCACCTTCGCCGGGCAGCAAACGTGCATCCCCGCGGACGTGCGCTCGCGCACGCGCGACAGCACTTCGGACAGGTCCGGGGACAGGCTCTCGGGCGCGCTCATCGCTTGCTCACCGTCTTGCGGGCCTTCGCTGCCTTGCCTGCCTTGCCCCGCTGACCACCCTGCGGCAGCACCTCGCAGGCGCAGTACCAGTCGCCGCCCTCGGAGTCGCCGTCGATATCGACTTTCTGGATAATAAAGACCCCTTTATGATCCTCGCTCACTAGGTTGATCAGCTTGCCCGGGTCGAGCCCCGGCTGAATGAGCGACTTGACCTTCAGTGACGGGACGGTCCCCGGCTTCTGGCTCGCTCCGTACTCGGGCGAACCGATCAGCCCGTGGTCCGCGTCGAGCTGGACAACCTGAGTCGCCGTCCCCACGAACCCGGCCAGCGGGAGGATCTGAATCTTGCCGCCCTGAATCGACCACGAAAGGCCCTGGCCGTTGAGCAGTTCGTCAATCGCGCCAACCACCGACCCGCTCGCCGAGTATCCATTCGTGTACTGCTCGATCCCGAGGCTCGCGGCAAAGTCCGTCACGTTGCCAAGGTCCCAACCCGACTGGCGGGCCAGTTCCTTGAGGACGTCGTACTTGGACGTGCCGCCCTTGAAGGCCACGTTGCAGCGCCCGTGCTTGTACGCGCGCTCGCCGTCGCCGAGTTCGAGCTTCGTGATCCACTCTGGTCCGTCGTGCCGATGGCCGGGGAAGCGAACGTCCCCGCCGAACAGTTGGAAGGTCCCGCTCTGGTAGCCCGCCTCGAGCCAGCACCGCGCGCCCTTGCCCTGGAGCATGCCGCGATGGCTCGCGTCCAGCCCCCACACCTCGATCTGCCCGGTGTTGGGCTCCTTGCGGAGCGACTTGGCGAGCTTGAACTTGACCTTCAGATCCTCGACGGTAAACGCCGACTGCGTCTTGACGAGCTTGAGCGAGCCCAGCACGGGCGGCGCGATCACCAGTCGCACCCTCCGGTCGAACAACACCGCGCCCGTCGCGAGGGCCGCCGCGTTAGTCGGCATTGGCCTCCTCATAGAGCAGAATGCAGCGCGTGCCCAGGTCGTCGAGCGTCGGGTCGATCTGCGCCCCGCTCATGTCGTAGACGCTCAGCATCCCCGGCGGCATGGCGGCGTCCGTGTCGCGGAACGACGTCAGCGGCCAGTCGCAGACCAGTTTGATACCGGGCTTCAGCAGGTCGCCGTTCGCGTCGGCGATGTCCATGAACCACGACCCATCGCGCGTGTTCCAACGGAACGTGAGCACGTAGACCGCGCCGTCGAGCGAGACTGTAACCTCGCTCCAGGGGTCGTTTGTGACGGGGATGGCGATGGTGGCCATGGGTTACGCCTACGGGACCACAATCCCCACGGCGGCGAGCCGGCCCTTGAATCTCCTCGAACCAACCGGAGGGGCCGTGGTCGCCGTGGCGGTCTTCGTGGCCTTCGCCTTGCCCTTGACTTGCTTCGTCGCAACCACCGTCGTCTTGCCCTGGACGAATCGCACCTCCTCGAACTTCATCGTTGCGAGGTACACGTCGCCGGTCTTCGCGTCGCGCGTCTCATTGTGCGA